TTGTGTATAACGTTCTACTATAGTTTGAATAGGCTTGTTCTTTTCAGGCCTGTCTATAGTAGGGTCTAATTGTAAGCCAGCAACTAGGTAATCACATCTATCTTTTGATTCTCTAAGCATTGCAATATGACCTGCATGTAACAAATCAAATGCACTAAAGGTTATTCCAACTTTCAATTAGCTACTCCTGTTTTTTGCAAATTTTCTAAAATTTCTTTAGTCTCTCGCCAATTTTTTACTTGTTTGGCAACCCCGCCTCTTTCTTTTACTGCATAAGCTAAACTAAAGTCGTTCCCATCAGGGTCCATTCTATCTCCAAAGAAAAATAATTTTTCGTTTTCATTAAAATGACTTACAATCTGTCTTTTATCTTTTCCTTTAGATATGATATCTATACCTGTTTCTCCTCCTACGACTGCACTTACATCTGGAAATTTATTATTGACTGCTTCAGCGACATTTACACGTTCGTCACTTTGCATATCCCAATAATAGTAATCTTTTCTTTGCACTTTATCAGCTTTTCTACCAACTACAGAAAAGTTTATCATTCCTGGTCTATGTTCTATATGCCTGCCTGTTTTAGTTTTGTATTCACTTTCTTTTAAATGAGTTTCAAGAAAGTCTATTAATTCAGTAGATGGCTTCCAGGCATTTGTGTAAACATTTTTTTGATTCTCCCAAATGTCGTTACCATTACAGTTGTAACACTTGTTAACACTTTTACATATTTCTACTCCTAATTGCTCTACTGTTTTAGGATTATCACTACCTGTAACCAAAGATACAGGATTTTGTTGTGCAAAGTACATAAACCACAATGCAAATTCAGATTGTATTCTTTTACGGCTTGGAGTTAGTGTGCCGTCTACATCAAATAAGAAATGATTAGTCATTCCTTTGTTCTCCTTTTTCATGTCTTCTCCTAACTGGTTTACCATGCGGATGAGGTTTACCGTCTTTTATGTTTACAAATACTATATTGTCAATATGTGTGATGACGTCTTTTGTGTTCATATCACGAACAGTGGCTTTTACAGTTATACTTGTCTTACCTACGTATACTGTCTCCATACCAATTTCAATTATATCTCCGTGTCTAGCACCACGTACAAAATCAATGCGTCCTATAGTTTTTGTGACAACATTCTGGCTACCTAGCTGACAACTTACATAGATATATGCTTCTTCATCTAACCAGTCAAGAACTCTACCACCAAATAAAGTTCCGATTGCATTTAAGTCTTTTGGTGCAACTATTTTTCTAGTTCTATAAATCATCTATTCACCAAAATCAAACAAGCTATTAAATGTGTTTTGTTGCTTAGTATCTTCTAAGTTATAGTTTAACACACCTATCAAATTGTCTAGTTTATTGTCAATAATAGTTTCTTCCATAGCATCGTTATCAAATGGAAGTTCCTTAAACCAATCTGGTATACGTAATTCATCTGTAGGATATGCAACACTTGTATACCCTAATGGATTATTTTTAAGTTTACATACAATAACTTTCATTCCATCAGTAATTTCTTGGCTATACTTGTCGCCGTTCATACGTTTTAGTGTATTCCAGTTGATACTTGCTCTAACATGTCCAGGCATATTTGCCTTTCCTTGTTTTTCTTCTAGACGTCTATAATGTCCAACTTTGTTAGCACGTTTTGGAGACCCTTTTTCCCAACCTGGGCGTTCTTTAAAGTCTCGCCTAAATTCAGTGATACGTTCTAATATCTCATCTTGGCCTGTTTCCTGTAAAACCATCATTAAGATCTCACTCAAAAATTCTTGCATGAACACAGGAGTATCTGATCTACGTAAGTCAAGACCCATTGCTTTTACTTTACCAGGCTTGCCATCTATATCACTCCTAAAACCTTCTACATCATATACTAATGCCGCATAACGTTTTTTAGTAATATACAATCCGCTTTCTGCTACAATTTCTCTACCTGCGGCAATAACATCTGATCTACTTTTAGGACAGTGGAATGCATTTAACATAAACTTTTCAAATGTTGTATTGGCTTCTTCTGCAACTTGGTCATATAGTGTGATAACATTATCTTTACTCCAAGGAATATTACCAGCATCAATATCTTTTCTAAGTGTAGGATATGCACTAAAATAAACAGAATCTGTATCACCGTATATAACTGCTTGTCCTACATGATCATATGTTCCTGTAATAACTTTGTTAACTTCAGCACTCATATGTTTAACAATAGTTCTACCAGATAGTGTAGTTGACTGTCCAATACGTTTATCAAAGAATCTACAACCTGGATTAAGTATTGCACCATACAAACTATTCAAGTTAATCTTTTTAACAAGTTGTCGTTTGTCCCAGTATTCAGTTTCTATTGAATTACCAGCATCTTTTGCTTTTTTAAGTTGTGCTTGTAGATCTTTACGTTCTGCATACCAACGTGCAAGGATTCCAGGTATTACACCTTCAAATTCTGTTGTAAAAATTGTACCGTTTGAACTTAGCATCCAAGGCATATTACTATCAAATACTAGCTTGTATATTTCAGCACCGCTCATTACTTGACTTTCTTGATTTTCAAAGTCTACTGTAATTGCAACATCTTTCTTTTGTGCCATAACTGCTTCATATTCTTCAGATCCAAATTTGCCTTCCCATGCACCTGCAAATGACTTCTTTTGAAGTACCATTGCATCGTGTAGCATTGCTTCTGTGTGTTCGGGACGTAGTTGTCCTACGATAGTTTCAGGAGCCATGTTAAGAGCTCTAATAACACTCGGGTACAGACTGTTTAAGTCCATACTACCTATCCACTTGTGTAAACCTTTTTTAGGAAAGGCTACATAAGCACCTGCGGCGGCAGTATTTTCATCGTCACGTTTTGGTCTGTTAGGAACTTGTAGTCCTCTGTGATGTGCTTCGTTAATAATTGCTTGTTCTGTAACTGCTACAGCACCCATTGTGGTCTGTAACAAAACAGTATTTGCATGAGCAAGTTCATTACTAAGATCAATAAATCTTAGTTTTTTGTCCAGCTTGTCCAGTAGTGCGGTATCTTGTATGTTGTATTCGATGAACTTTCTAAAGTCATTGTTGTACAACTGGTCCAAAGTACCTTCATAAGGCACTTTGTTTTCACCAACTTCGAGTTCACCAATTGCATCAAGTCTATAAGTGTGTCTTTCTTCATATGTATATTTACGATATAATTCTAAACTATCTAAATGTACCCTGCCTACTAGGTCATAGGTTACAGCTGATTTGCCGTACTTTTCATATTCACGTTTCTTAGGAAGTTGTTTCCAAAGACAAAAACGTCTTGTATCATCTTTACTTAAAACTCTACTAGTTCTGTTTACAGTATAAGGTATATCATAACCTTCACTGTTCCAACCTGATAAAATATCAGCATCTTCAATTAGTGTTAAGAAAGTGTCGATCATTTCACCTTCTTTTTCAAACAACATTACGTTTTCAATGCCTTCAAGCTCTTTCTTTGCTTGATCCATTGTAAGTGTTTTAGGTGGAACTGCTAAACATATCATTGTTTCCATCCACTGTAAGTAAACACTTATAGAAGTAATTGGCATGAACGGATCTGCAGGATCTGCAAAGCCACGTTCTGGATCATAATCTGTCTCAATGTCAAAAAATGCAATGTTTAGTTTAGGTGCATCTTGGTTAAGATAATTTTCGCTCAAGCACTGAAATATAGGATTTATGTCGCTTTCAAAAAGTTCTTTATTTTTGTTAATAGCAACTTCTTTACGAAAGTCTTTCGTATTTTTAGAAACAATTCTAGTTAAAGGATCGCCATATATGCTTTTATGTTTACCTTTTAGATCTTTAAAATAGAATGTGTATTTTACAGGATATTCGTGAAATTTTCTTTTGCCGTCTATTCTTTCAACGACTTTAATTATATCTTGATCACGATCAAAGACCGCATCTACGTAACTCATTTTCTCTCCTCGTTGCTTATGGCCAACGTACCTTCTACATGCCCGCCAATCGGCTTAGGGCGTTTGTTGTATTTAACTACTTGTCTTTACCAACGGTAGCAACAAGAACTTCCAAGTCTTCAAATTCGTCTGCAACTCTATCCCAGTCGCCTTTTTGTGCAACTTTGATAGCTTTATTAATCAATGCAGGCTTAATCTCTAATTCTTCAGCTACTGATTTAACTGTGTCTTTTAATCCTGCTTGTAAATCTTCTACTTCTTGTAAAACATTTACACCTTCATTTACAAGCCTTTCAAGTTTAGCCTTTTCTTCTGCACCGTATACACGATTACTCATATTGATCTCCTAATGTTTATCTAAGTATACTATAAGTTTGCCTGTTTGTCAAGCATTTTTTTATAAGCCTCTTCAAATCCTTCTTCATATTCATATAACGGAGCACCATTGCTTCCGTCTATCCAAAGCCTTTTGAAATATCCAGTATAGCTACTATATATTGTTTCTAAAGATGTATTTAAATGTCCTTTTACTAGATAGAACATAAGGCATGCTTCTTTTTGTGTTGGTGTATTATCACCAATCATTCTATTGGAAATTTCTAAGTGAGTGGTATAACTGGTCTTTAACAGACTCTTCTTTTGGTTCTTTCTTTGGCTGTTCGCCTTTTAGTATCCTATTCATTGATACTAAACTGCTTCTAAATCTCGGTTCAGTGAGTAATTTTGTAATTAATCCGACATACGGACTTAATGCTTTTCTTTCATTTGGAGCTAACATTTCTCCTGCTACTGCTTTTGTTAATCCTCTTGCAACTAGTATATTTGGATCATCTGATTCTAAATCTGATCTGATTGCTGAAACCGCCGCCGCTAACTTATTTGTATCCATTTCGTCTTCACCAACAAGTTTATCTTTTAAAGGATGTGGTTGGTAACCTTGTTTACTTGGAGTAGAAGTTTTTGGCATTGGGTCTTTGCCTTTAGCTTGACCAGCAGAACCTATTTTCTGAGTTTCGTTAACTCCTGCAAGTGTTCTAATTTCATCAAATATGCTCATATCAATACTTAGTCTCTCAATGCGGCGTAGCCTTTGTCCTTGGCTATATCGATAGCCCTTTGGGCATCTAATGGTTTAATTTTAGGAAATTTTTTCTTCAACATTTTTAGAAGTACTCTCTCAGGATAGATGTTAACCTTAGGCACAATGTAAGGCAGATATTCTGTCTTCATTTCTTTACCTGACCAATCAAGCCATTTTGGCCAACCCCATCCTTCTGTAATTTGATATGCTAACATATTATTTACAATGTTTACAACTGCAACCTGTACAGACATCATTAGCACATTCTTGGCATTCTGCACCACAATGGCATTTATGTCCACATTTCTCGCACTTGCATTCCATAGTCCTCTCCTAAATTATGTTATTTTTTTTGTTCTTTTTTATAACGTGCTAAAAACTGCTTGTGTTTCGCATGGCTCTCTGCCGCATCTGGACTTTTCTTATAAATTTTTAGCCAACCCTTATATTCTAAGTCATCTTTTGAATTGCTCTCTTTGACTTTTCCATATGTTTTACACGGGTCTTGACCACAACCACAGTTCTTTTTTTTCTCTACAAGTTTATTGTTTAGCTTTTCTGATAGTGTATTTTTATACGGTGTGGGTGCTTTTGCATTATACTTAGATTCAGCAAATTTCATTTCATAATCTAAGTTGTGAAAAACAGAAGATATGTAGTCAGCGGCTTTGGTAATTTTACTTTGTTGCCATCCTTGTAATCCTTCTGCTTCGGAAACATTTTTTAGCATATTATGTAATTTAATAGAGTATTTTGCAAGTTTGTATAAGTCTGATCTAGCCATATCAACTTCGTGATCTTTTTCGACCATATCAGCCATCATAGCCATATTTGAACCTTCTTCTACCGAATCTTTAATTTTAACACAGTTATCAACTGTCTTGCCACCTTTTTTCTTAGTGCCCATACGTTTATAGCCCTTCCAACAAACCTTGCCATCTACACCTTTTTGTTTTTCTTCGTCTAGTGTAGTGTAACTAGGGTTGCCACAATCTGGGCATAATTCGCTTTCAAAATGTTTTAATCTCATAACATGCTCCTGTTATAGTATTTATGTCTAACCGGCATGCATTGCCGCCATGTGAGCCTTATACTTTTTAGTTCCTTTTTTATGTGGACTTTTACCTTCGTTCTTTTCAGCCTTGCTATACTTGTCCTTTAACCGTCCTAATTCTTCCTGACTTGCACCATCACGTCCTGCTTTTGCGGCTTTATCCATGTATTCTTTACCGTGTTTTTTAACACCTGTATAATATTGTAAACCGCTTTCTTTAGTAGGTTTATCTTTCTTTTTCTTTTTATTACCCATACGTGATACAACACCTGGACCACCACTAGCAAAACCGTTACCTCCGCCCATACTAGTTGCTATTGCACTTGAACTTGTGGTTTCTAATATGTAATCGCCTTCTTTATGCTGTTTTACGTCTTTCATTTTTGACATTACTTTTTGTGCATCTTCTTTGTGTCCTGCATCTTTACATGCTTTTTTTATTGCACCTAAACCGGCGGCTCCGCCTTCTTTCTTAAGCGTCTGACGTATGCAATCCTCGATTGATCCTTTAGATTTGCTTTCTACTATTTCATATACTTTCATTTCTTTCTCCCAGATTTCATATTTGCACACCAATGATACATTTTAGCTTTTTCACCTGATGCATTTTTTGCCTTTTTACGTAGACTAGTTACACTACCGTTGCAACTAGCACCTGAACGTTTTACTCTTCCTGGTCTGCTTTTACCTTTTTTTTTACCGTCTGCAAAGTTTTCTACGATTGCTTTTATTTTCCATGGCAACCTAGCAACTTCCACTTCCTTTATATTTAACATTTTAAGAGCATCTAGTCTATGATGCCCATTAATTATTTTATTATCACAGTCAACTACAATATGATTGTATTTACCAGCTGTCAATCTGTCAACCTGTCTTTTAAAGTTTTCCATAATACGTTCTTGTTGCACAGGAATAAGATCTTTTACTTGTACTTTTTCTATTGTATGTTTAATATTTTGTAAATTCTTATTTTTTATTTGTGGAAGTTGGTCTCTCGTATAAGATTCCTTCTTTTGTTGATTCATTGCTATTGCGTAAATAGCACCTTCTGGATCCATTCCTTTTTCTTTAGCCCATTTTGCTATATTTTTTTTTGCTTTGGGTTTACTTTTTAGTTTGTCAGCTTTTTTATGTGCTGATTTAATATCCGACTTGCTCATATCTTCTTTCATTAATGTTTTTAAATTTCTAGCTGTTCTTTCAAACTTATGATCTTTGTGTTTAAAGCCCATACCACCGGCGGCTTCCCATTTTCCTATGTTTATTCCGTAGTCGTCAATTAGTATGTTAGGAGTACCATCAGATTGAGATGCGTACTTGGCTTTGTCAAATGTAATTATAACATCTTTTGGTGGAAAGAATGATAAGTGTTTTTCAATCCATTGTCTTTTGTGTGGTTCTGAATTAGGATCATCTGGTAAAGGACTGCTTAATATATTGTAAGATCCCTTAATATCTTTAATTAGAGATA